CGATTCTAGCAGCATATTCTATTTGGGCTTGAGTGGGCATTTCTTTTCTCCGTCTTGCGGGATTGGGACAGGGCAGATCATAAAGACCTTGAATGCCCTGTCCCGCGAGCCGCGTAGCAGAAGTAGGTGTAGTTAGTGTAGTAATAGCTACTATCTACCACTGGTCTGTTGGCTTTAGCCGGTGGGGCTTGTTGAACCCTCAGACTGGTTCCAGCCGCTTCGCTGCCGGGCTGTTGAGACAGGGCGAACCTGCGACCAAGCGACTTGGAAGGTGAGAAATCCAGAATCATGGCCGATCTCTCTAGTCGGTGTGGAGGAGCTGGGACAAGACTCTTGGCTTTATCTGTCCGTAAATTGAACAGACGTAGGTAAGTCCCTTGAATGTTCTATTACATGAACTGGCTTTTCCATTGTATATGGTAGAATGCGAACAAGAAGAGCCAAGAATAGAGCTGGATTGTCAGTAGCTTGCCTTTTTAGGTATTCAACACCGCCAACTTCGTCTAGTGCAGTCAAGATCATTTCTTTTAGAGCTTTGGTGACTTTATTCTGCGAACCAGCGGGGCGGCCCATTCCAGCATTAGGCGGGATTGTTCCTGGTGTTGCGGGCATTTGAGTTTTCTCCTTTGTTTGAAAGCCGATTTTTAGAGGATGTCGCCCACTTTGTCTTCGTGGCCGCTTCGGAGCTTGGTCGCCATGTCTTTGACCTCGGCGAGAAGGGTTGTTTCGAGCTTGGCGATTTGGTCGCTGTCGCGGTTATAGGCCGAGGTTCCCATCCGAGCGATGGTTCGGATTGCCGCGATGGCTTTTTTTGTGTAGAAATTCGCCCGGCGAATGAATTTGGCCTCTTTTGTTTCGTCTTTGGGAACTAGAGAAACGCGGGGCGGTGGAGTTGGGATATAGGGCTTCGGAGTTGGATGGAGATTCTTAGTCGGTGCTGTTGCGCGCATGGTGGTTTCCTCTCGCATCGGAAGAGCAAGGAGAGTTAGGGCGACCGCGGTTGCTAGGCGCCGCCGCCCTAACTTCCTTAGACGGACCCTAGAGCTAAGGTCTTTTAACCCCGAGAACGGAGTCCAGGTTGTTGGTGTAGACCCGACCCTGCTCATCGGCAGGTGGGGTCTGCACGATCACGTCAATCCCCCGGATTTTGTCAATCGTTGCCGGAGTGGGGTTCATGGAGTCATCAAGAGAAAGGTTCTCCTTGAACGAGACGTTCTCGGGGAAGCCAATCCCGACCATGAAGCGCCGTAGAAACACCATCGAGCCTGGAGTGAGCCAGAAGTCGGTGCCGACTTCGTAGTCCGAGATCGAGAAGCCGGCATTCGTGATTACGTCCAGCTCCGCCTTGGTCACATCTTGCCCAGGGTCAGTGAGCCTGATCCCAATGTGATAGCCCGGAGTCCCTTTGACCTTGGAGTGGGTTGCGGCCCAAGAGACGAGTTTTCCGTAGAAGTGCTTTCCACCGGGAAGGTTCGGCCGGTCGGGAAAGTCCGACATTGGTTTTTCGAGAAGCTCGCGGGGGTCGAATTCGTCTGCCATGACTTATGCTTCCTTTTGTGTTGTAGGATTGAGACTATCTTCCGAATCCGGCAGCACGTTGGATAGGCTGCTCGCTTTTATTCTTAGAACCTCGAATTTCCTCGATGAATTCCGTTGGGGGGTCCTGATAGCGTAGCGCGGCAAAAATCTCAGCTAGTCCCGTGCTCAACGGGTAGGACTCTTCAAGCCAAACCGAATTCTTTGCATCGGTGTTGTCGGTTGGAACTGTGTAAATCCGTCGCTCTGCGCTGGCGGAATTGCCTGTGCGCTTCACGATGAATTGGTCATTCCACTTCTTCCCGAGATAGGGGGAAAGGGCCTGACCGATAACTGCGGGAAAGCCTTGTGGGTCGACGGGCTTCTTGTCTCGAAGGCGCTGCTCGGCGGACTGTGGGATTCCGCCGCTCATGTCAACCCGCTTGATATGGCCGGTCATTATCACATTACATTTTACGTTAGAGGCTGTGACCTTAGAACAAAGGCGAGAGATCATTTCCTGCGCGCCGCCAGTGTCCCGTCCGTGATCGTCGGTTAGGTCGCCGAGTCGGCCGTTCATGTCCTGGACCCAGTATTTCGCCATCTCAGCCAGACTGCTCATTGTGTCGAAGTCGAGGATTGTGTCGCTGTCCCAGTCGGTGATGGAGCCGAGCTTCCTTTCGCCGTCGTTCCAGTTCTTCAAAAGTCCGACGGCGGTGTTCCAGGCGGAACTTGAAGTCGGTGAAAGCACGTTCCAAGAAACGCCTTTGATGGTCTTGACCTCAAAGTCGATGGGCGTGTCGATGGGGATGTAGGAGATGTCGGGGGTTATTCCATGACGAGCCATATAGGCTTTGTATGGATAATGATCGCTAGTTAGAAGCGATCGTAATATCTTGAAACCTTTGTCAGTATCCAACATTCTCATCTTGTAACCCATTGCTATGAGCGCAGCTTTTGAGCCAGTTTTACCTTGACCTTGATCTCCTACATAAAGTATCTTAGCACTTTCGGATGTTGCGTCTGTTAAGCCGGGCATGGTTATTCCTTTTCTTGACGGAGTTTTAGGAGTCTTTTGTATTCGGGATGGTTATGTTCACCAAAGAATTTTTCTCTGGCTTCTAGGTAAGCTAGTTCAGCTTGTTGTGGTGTCTTAAACATTCCTAAATAATGAGAAATTCCATTTACTTTTATTTGTGACCACCAGCGATTATTGCCTCGACGGCGAACACCGTAGTAGCCATACTGGCCTGGCTCTGTCAAAATATTGGCGTGGTTTTGTGCGTGTGTAACTTCGCGTAAATTGTCCCACCTATTGTTTAACGAATTGGTGTCTTTGTGGTCTATCTCGTTCTCTGGAAATTTCCCTGTAACGTATAACCACGCAAGTATTTGCGCTTCATAGACCTTTCGATCTATTCCTATTTGAACGTACAATTTACCGCTTACCCAGCCGGCGAAAGAGCCCTTAGATATGTTTGCAACATCTAAGTTCCAAGTAAAATTACCTGTATCCTTGTTGTACGTTAAGAGATATTTCAATCTATCTTGTGTTAGAGTTACTGTCTCAGCGCTGGCGGATTCGCTTGTTGGGTCGAGAAGTCCGGGCATGGTTTTGCTTTCCTTATCTGTAGATTAGCGAGGGACCAAGGGGTCCCATGTTCGCCGAATGAACATTGCGTCGAGAAGGGTCTGGCGGATTGAGGGGTCGGACGAGCAAACCGGGCGGAAGGTGCATTGGTTTTGACCAAACCCGCACGCTTTGCGGTTCATGGGCCAATAGTTTTCTCTGGCGTAGTCCTCTGCTTGGCGGATTTTGATCTTGAAGTCGTGGAGCCACTCTTCTAGCTGATCGGAGGAGATTGATATTATCTGTCTACGGAAGCGAGTTCCGTTTACCTGGACTTGAATTCCGTCAATAATGAAGTAGTTGACCTCAATTCCCATCACCACGATTCCGGCAATCGAATAGATTGAAATTTGGCTGTCCGGGTTGAATTGCTTGAAGAAATTGTCGTTGAGTTCGGCTTTTGTGGTCTTTTTGTCGGTTATGGCGTTCTCGGAATTGAATTCCACGGCGCGGTCGATGTGACCACAAATCAGGATTGACTCTCCCGTGCCGGTTTCTATTTCTGGGTCGAAGCGGAAGCTCAACTCCACTGCGGGTTTGCCATTATCTAGAATGACGGTCTTCAGTGGGTCATCTTGGAACTTGTCGCAATACCAAACAATGCTGCGGAGGAGGGTGTTGCGGGTCTTTGTTGGTTCGTCAGAAACCCAAGGGCGCTTGAGGGCGAAGTCCCAGGTCTCGATGATTGCATGACGCATGGCGGAGACGAGGGCTGCGTCGTGGTCTTTTCCAAGAGCGCGCTCACGATCATAGAGTTCTGTTGCGCTGTGGAAAATCAGACCCCACTTCAGATGGGGATTTTCTGTTCCATAGGCGAAGCCTCGGCCTTCGACTATTGAGTGCTGATAATATCTTGCACACTTGTCGAGGGCGCCGTAGGATGTTGAGTCCCAGGCGAGCTGAAGACCTGGAAGAACCGTGCTGAAGCTAGTGTTTGTTTGGACTTTGACTTCTTCGATTGTTTCTAGCAGAGACATTGAAGGCTC